ATATCCGCCACGCTCCCGAGCAATAGTCGCCCATCTTTGTCGATATACGATGCAGCTTGCATTTGCCGGCATTGTCCCACCAGCGGCAATCGCCGCAGAAGGTAACGCCCTCTTCGTAACGCCTGTTCCATACCTCGACGGCCTTGTCAGCTTTCCGCTCGTCACGGCCCGTAGCGCCGCAGCCGAGACAACTCACCGACCAGTTGCCGATACCATTCAACGCGAGCTCCAGCTCGTCAGATCCGCAGAACGGGCACGGTTTCAGTTTTACGCTCAGCGCCTCAAGCAGCTCGTCGTATCTTGCACACGTCGTCACATTTTCATGACATTCCTTTTCATGAAAACATTGAGCGCAAAGTGCATTATACACATAAGTTTCGCTATCCACGGTCAACACTCACCCCCATGTCAGCCCCGCAATGCGGGCAGAAGTTTATACACTCAAGCACCTGGCGTTCCCCGCATACAGAACACGTTGCTATCGTCGTCCAGCCTTTGCCTCTCACAGGATTCATCCACATGCCGTGCACGACAGGCTTTACGTCCGCTATCGGCTGGACGTCGACGATGGTATCAAACAGCTGCTGGTTCTCATTGTTCCACCAGCCGTAATGCCGCTTCAGCTTCGCCTTGTCTATGTATTCAGCCATCTTCCATCTCCTCCACGACTATCGTTATAACTTTCTCGTTATAGAACCTGTGCGTTATCTCCTGGACGTGCTTGCGTGAATCGTCCTCGATGATACGGCCCTTGATACCGTCCTCTATCATCTTGGCCATCATGGAATGGTTCGACAGATCCATGCGGTCGTTCCAGTAGAACTCCAGCCGGACGGGCGACCGGAGCGGGCCTCTGTCCCACGGAGCCTCGACCATGAGAAGGTCGTGCCAGTAGTCGCTGTCCCGCTTCCGGACGCTCCAATGCTTGCCGGAGTAATATGCGTTGTCGCCGTACTGGCTGACCTTAGCCGGGTACGGCAGCCGAATCGTGATTCTTGCCATAGTGTTTGTAGTTGTCTTTGCAAAGGAACCAGATGACCTTCTTGTCTATCTCCTGGATGTCGGTGAACTCATCACCTTCATATCCGCAGATGAAACAGTCACCGACGTAGCCCGGCAGGGAAGGATTATCCGGTAAACCAAGCAGCCGCCCCTCCTCGTTACAGATAACAGCAGAGCAGCCATCCAGCGTTACCGTCTCGATGTACCCGCCGACGGTGCGCTGCATATTCTCCAAAGTATTGCTGATGTTGGTAACGTACGGCGGTCTGTCGACCGGGCACATGATAACCTGTATTCTTTCCGCCATTACCCGCACCTCTTACTAATCATGCAAACGAGATCCACGACGCCGCCCATGAAGTAGCAGAACTCGTCCCACGACTTCTCATGGTCTTTCAGAAACTCGCGGACTGTATCCAGCGCGGCCTGTTCGGCTATCATCTTCGTAGCCTCGCTCCGCCTGATCGTGACCGTCTCCGTCTCTATTGCAGGGTCAGGGTCTTCTTTCTTCGGCTTGGCTTTGTTCCCGCTTTTAACGGATGCTTTGTCGTAGCTGCTGTTCGGCAGCTTGCGATACTTATAGCCCATCGGCACGTCGCATCCTCCCGCGAGAAGGATATCGACTATAGCCTGTTCGCTGATAAGGTTCTGATCAGCAAGGATGGTTATCTGCGCCCGGTGGTTCTTCGCCTGTTTGTATTCCTGTATTATGTCGCCTTTAGTCATTACCATGATGTGTTCCTCCTAATTTGTATACGTTCCTCCACCAGGCTCTGACCGTCGCAAGGTCGGTCGCTTCCGGCGGATCCAAGTCTTCCATCTTCGCAGCTGTGAAGGCTAGCTGGACAAACGGGTTGTCGATGCCTTTAAGTTTGGGCGTATGGTTCTCTTTTATCCTGGCGTAGATCTGACCGATCTGAGGAGCGAACTCGGTTCCTTCGGCAGCCATGCTTTTAATCGTCGTCGCGACTTCATCGCATGGTATATTACCGAAGTATTCTGTCCAGACGGCAATGGCTGCCGCCATGTCTGTTTCACTCTGAGGCGGTTTATAGCTCGTCCACAACAGCCCCATCAGAGATAAGCAGCCTTTTATTTCCGTGCTGGTCACTCTTGAGATCCTCCTTCAATGAATTAAGGATAAAGTCCATACGCCCCGCTTTGGCTTTCTTTGCCGGCTGTTTATCCCTTTGCTCCCATCCTCTGACGGCGGCCTTCCAGTCTTTCATCGGGCTTTTACCGACCGTCCATCCTTTCGACTGATAGAAGTCGATGAACATATCCGGGTCGACGTTGTTGTGCCGTTCGTCGCAATAAGCCCTGACCTCTTCGACTGTCGGCGGGATAAATCTTCTCTTGGACGTTACGTTAGTAACGTCTTCTCTTATATTGATATTGATATTGTTATTGTCTTTGATATTGTTATTGAGGTAGTCGGTGCTAGGATTCGCTATAGCATCGTCTAGCATGGCTAAGGGTTGCCAGGCTTTGCTAGCTTTCGCCAGACCCCCACGTCGACCTGCCTCGGCCTGTTTCTGCGAAAAGTCGTTGAATCTGTCTATCTTCAGGATGAGCTCTTTAACGAGGTAGCGTTCGTTGCCTTTGATAAACTCTTTCCAGCTCCCGCCCCTGGCGTATTCGACCAGAGCGTCTACCAGACGTCCTTTTTCAGCTGCTGTCAGCTCCTCGGTGCTTTCGCGCCAATCAAGAAAGATAGGTATATAAGATTTTGCCATATCTGCCGGAGCCCCCTCAAAAAGGAAGCTCCAGCTCGTCGTCTTCGTAATCGCCCATGCCTGGCTGTTCGTATTCGCCGTCGTCGTCGGTCTCATGGCCGATGCCGGCGAGACGCTCTTTATAGGTGTCGCTCTCCTGGATCTTCTTCTGGATCCATTCCGGCAGCTCTTTGATCTCGTCGAGATCTGACGCATCCAGGTCGAAGATGATGGGCTCCATCGTGCCCCTCGGCACCTTGACGCCCTTCGGCAGCTTCATGATGCCGCTGATGTTCGCATAGGTCCTTCCGTTCGATTCCTTGTGGATGATGTTCAGAAGGCAAGGCACGTTCAGTATCGACCTGATGTCGAATGCCTTCAGCTCCTCGTCGGTGAAGTCCTTGCCCCGCCACGACGTGAGATCCTTACGCAGCGTGGCCTTCTCGTTCAGGCTGACCGTGTAGGTCTGACTGATCACTCGGCTTTTCTCCTCGCCGTCGATGGTTATCGTCTCGCCCGGGATCTCCCACATGATGATGATCTTCGGCGAGCTCTTCTTGTAAGCCTCGTTATACTGCCAGCCGATGTCGACAAGGCCGTAGCAGATGGCGGGATAGGTTCCCGCTTCCAGCGGAGCGATGGAGCTGCCGCTCGTGTTCGCTGATATGATAAGTGACATTAGTGTTCCTCCTCCGTGTTCATTATTTTTGTAAACTCTCCAAAAAACCTGCCTAACCCTCTTTTGTAGATTTCAGAGGACGCTCTTTTTATAACCGCGTCAATAATTGCTTGTTTCTCTGAATAAACAACCTCTTTTGTTATGTCCGCGAGCATATAAGACAGTGTTGAATTGAAATAAGTGTTTATATACTCTGGCGTATATTTCTGAATAGCTGCATTAATAATGTTTCGCAAATCTGACTCGCTTACTTCAGTTAGTTCTTCTTTAATGATGTTTTTTACACCTTCGGTTAGAGCGTTTTTAAAAAACTGCTCATTAGTTATCATCTTTCTGACAACAACAGAAGCAGCCAATTCTACTTCAGATTTGCAAATCTTCGAGATTTCTTTGTCGTCAAGATTGAACCTAATCTCCAATTAGTGTTCCTCCTATTTAAGTAATTTCTTCAGCTCAGGATGCTTCGCGCAAAGCTCCTGAATATATTCGGCCGCCATGCCGAGGGCCCGTCTGAGCTCCTCGTCGTTGTCCTCGTCGGGTGTCGGCAGCTGGAGATCCAGCGGGCACCACAGCCCCTGGAAGCGGTCGTCAACGATATATTCGCCCGTTCTTCGGCACTGTTTTCGGGCGTATGTTTCCAAGAACGGACAAGTAGAGCACCGGGCGATGCCTTCGGGGAAGTAGATCTCCACCTTCGCCGTCAGGTAGCTCTTGACTCCCGTTCCCGCGTGTGATACATTTGCCATAGTTAGATACCCTTTCTTTTTTGGGTCGCCGTGTTGCCGCACGACGGCCTAAAATTTTACCCATTTGTCATAGTCCTCCGAGAAATAGAATCGTACGAAATTTCCGAAGGCTTCCGTCCAGTCGTCCAGCCTGTTGTCCATGAAGAACGATATGACGCTGCCGACCTGGCCCTCTTTAAGCAGATGCACGATGAAGTCGACGGCCGTGGAACCCTTATAGGCCACTTCGTCGCACTCCGGGCAGATGACGTCGAGGTCATACATGTGGTCGGTGTTGTATATCGGCTTACCACACCATGCACACTCGCCGATCGGGCCCGCGGGATCCTTACCCGTGTAGCGTTCTATTAAACTCACGTCTTGCCCTCCTCGCTCTGCTGCGCCTGATCGCCGGTATCAGCGTCTCGAAGATGAACGCCCCGATAGTCATCGCCAGGATGAACGGCCCGACGTAAATCGCGCATATCGCTATTGCTTCAAACATTGTTCGGTTCTCCCCTCAAAAAGTATCGTTTGTGATAACAATGGTTGTTCGTATTCGGCTCCAGGATGTCCACGATATCGTAGCCGAGCCGCTTAAGCTCCGATATCCTTTTGCGGAAGTCGCACATACCCAGCGCCTTCATGGCCTCGATGTTGGTGATGCTGCCATGCGCTTTAATGTGCTCGATGATGGCCTTCTGCTGATTTGTCATGTTTCTGACCCCCACTTTTGCCGTTTAGACCCCACTAGAGTGGGTAGTGTTTGACTCGGAGTCGTTTTGCCGTATCTTTTGACGGTTGGGATTGTGCCCCATTCTGAACGGGTAGAGTGGGCATTCTACGCATACACAGCGCTTTACCTCATAAATCTGCCCGCAACAACAGTCGATGCACTTCGCTCTGATAGACTTCAAAGGTGTCATGCTTTCGCCTCCCAGATGCGCTTTGCTATCATTTCCGTCTGCCAGCGCTTCCGCCCGTTGATGTCAAACGCCGGAACGTCGTTTTCCTTCAGCCAGTTGTAAACGACCGAGTAGCTCTTAAAGCCGAGGATCTTCGTCACCGAAGCGGCGCTGCATAGTTCCCCGTATGTCTCCGTCAGTCGTTTCACGAAGGCTGATTTGGTCGGCGGCTGGTAATACTTAACGCTCGGCATCGTACACCTCCTCCGGCAAGTCGAGGATCTCCGCTATGGCTGCGCGGATCTTCGGTGCCTTGCGCTCGCCGTTGAGGATCCTGGTCATGTATGCGCTGTCACAGAACAGCCCGGTCTTCGCCGTGACGGCCCTCCGGAGATCTGTCTGTGTCATGTCGTGGTCGATAAGCGCACACAGAACCGTTTTCTTGTAGTCCTTCATGTCTAACCTCCCTACATCTTGTAGTTGATTTTTGATACAGAGTCCTGTATAATAATCATGCAGTCAGTTGTAATGCAGAACTCTGTGCCACAAGCCTATTTTAGTGCAGTATTCTGTTCAAGTCAAGATGAATTGAGCGTAAATGGTTCAGATTTCTGCATTTTGTCAAACATAACCAAAACAGGAGTTTGCAAAATGTACAAAATTATCAAGGAGCTGTGTGCAGAAAAGGGAATCTCTGTCAGCAAGATGTGCGACGAGTGCGGCATCAGCCGGACCACTATGTCAGAGCTCAACAGCGGACGGACGAGGGCCCTGTCGACCGACACGATCCAGAAGATAGCTGATTATCTGGGTGTCCCAGTCGGCCGTTTGTTTGAAGAGGGAAGAAAAGAGCCCATCTCGGTGGGAGATGAGCTCATTGAAATTCTCGAAGCTTGTAAGGAACGCCCGGATCTTCGAGTGTTATTCAAGTTGTCGAAGGACGCCACGCCGGAAGACGTGAAGAAGACCATTTCAATACTAAAGGCTTTAAAGAATGATTGACTACTTCGTAAGGTTTATACCGCTGCCATGGGCCGTCAGGGGATTCGTAACGCCCAACGACGACGACACATACTCTATTTACATCAATTCGCTGCTGCCGGAGGAGATCCAGCGGGCGGCTCTGGAGCATGAGCTCCGGCATATCCAGAACGGAGATCTGTATTCCGCCAAATCGGCGGCCGAGCTCGAAGGTTACGCCTCATAACAGCAAAGACCGCCCGGTTGCCCACCCGGACGGTCCCGCTGCCTATCATGATTAAAGAGGAAAACAAAAAAGGAGAAATACAGATGGGAGGTCATAACCATCTTCCTATACCCATTTTACCGCCATATTTGAGCGTAACAAGGGCGAAACGGTATTTTCTCCTATAATTGCACGAAAAATGCAATACAATGCACTAAAAATCAGTTACAGATTAGTGAACATTAAGCGACATCATAGCGACATTTGTTCCCTAACGGAATGACGAAAATACTAAAATGAAAATACCGAAAATAACACAATTGCCGTCCGGATCCTACTTTTGCCGGCTCCGTCTGGACGGGAAGTCGATACCCATAACCGAGCCGACGTACGACAAATGCCAGGCTAAAGCCATAGCCATAAAGCAGGGCCTCATACAAGGCCGTACAGGCGCTTCTGTGACGCTCCGCCAGGCGATAGACGATTACATATCCTCACGGTATAACGTGCTCTCTCCGTCCACTATACGCGGTTACAGGACCATCCAGCGGTCGCGGATGACGACGGTCATGGATAAGCCGATAGGGAACGTCCGCAGCTGGCAGCGGGCCGTGGATGACGAGGCGAGGATCTACGCGCCGAAAACGGTTGTCAACACATGGGGACTCGTCCGCACCGTGCTGGCGGAGTACGATATCGCCCCGAAGGTCAGATTGCCGCAGAGGATCCCCGCGGAGCCGAAATATCTCACACCGGATCAGATACCGAAATTCGTGGAGAATATATCAAAAACGAAGTACGTTCTGCCGGCCCTGCTGGCGCTCAATTCGCTCCGCCTGTCAGAGATAAAAGCGCTCACCTGGGACGACGTCGGAGACGACTTTATAACGGTCTCCGGAGCGGTCGTTCCCGACGAACACAACAAGCAGACGTTTAAACGGCAGAACAAGACCGTAGGCTCGTCCAGGCGTGTTCCCATTCTTATTCCCGAGTTACGACAGGCCCTAAAAGAAAAACGCGATACAGAGCCTCTGATGCCCTGTGACGAGGCGTTGTTACGGAAGCAGATTAACAAGGTCTGCAAGGCCATCGGGGCAGCCGAAGTGAGCGTCCACGGCCTCCGCCACAGCTTCGCCAGTCTGGCCTATCATCTGAGCATACCGAGCCGCATTACGATGGAGATCGGCGGCTGGTCGAACGAGCAGACGGTCATGAGGATCTACACGCACATCGCCCAGAGCGACATCGACAGATACACCGCCGGGTTCAGGGAATTTTTCGAGCGGTGATTTTTCATTGGCATTTCATTGGCAAACGTATATTAATTATATCAAATATATCAAATGGTCCCGAGGGACATGGATAGCAAAAAAGCCCTGAAAACTCAAGGTTTTCAAGGCTTTCAGCGTGGCGGAGAAGGAGGGATTCGAACCCTCAAAGACCGCCAGAAACCGCTTAATTTTCAATGGTTTTTATCGTTTGTTGGCAATATATTGACGATTACTGCACATTTTCCGGGTATTATTATCATCATTTTAGCACATTTTCGCAATAAAAAAAGCCCCGGGCAGCCGAAGCCACCCGGGGGATTAAGGAGGAGCGCACCCATGAGGAGTGCAAGCCTACTTACCTACTTCAAAGGCCGTGATGCCTCTCATGAACTCCTGGTATTCTTCTGATACCCTCTGAGCGGCTTCACGGGCCTGTTCTACATTGCCGTTATTGTGACCGCCTGTCAGGGCGTTTGCCGTAACGGTCGACAGCTGGAGCGTTGCGTCCATCATCCGCAGGGAGAGAAGACTCTCTTTCTGCCGGAGCTCGGCGCGGCGTTCATTCTTTTTCTGCTGTTTATTGGCCACAGCGCCGATGATCGCACACAGGACGGTGCATACACCGGCAATGACTGCACAGATAATGTTTACCACTCCAGCTCACCTCTTACACGTTGACGACCTTGGCCATGGCGCACATGGCGTCTATCATCAGCGAGATCTTATCGCGGGATTCGTCCGTCAGGTTATAGTTGGCCGCCGCCGCAGCTGCTTCCAGCTGGGCCATGACGAACGCTTTCTTCTGGGCTCCGGTGCTGAAGCTCTGCTCGGCTTCGGCCATGAACTGCATGACCATGCCGAGAAGGGTCGCCCAGTTTTTCTCCTGTACGGCTTCCCGTACGTTCTCGACCAGCTGGGCCGCGAGCGGGATGCAGATAACGAGGCCGCTCAGGATGGCGACCAACAGTTCTATCCATTTCATATCGTCGTAAACTCCTCTTCCTTTGGTTTATGCTTCTGGCTGACGACGTCGGATCCAAATATCTGGCGGAGGGCGATGATCAGGAGCTCGCCGCCCCAGAACCCGAAGAGCACGGTCAGCACGTTCGCCGGCAGCACGGTGTCGAGCCGCCTGTATTCGTAGATAACGGCCGCCGTCATCAGAGCGCCCATGGCGACGCAGACGACGATTATCACGTTGGCGAATTTCGTCAGCTTACTTTTTGTCATCGACGGCCCTCTTGCACATAATCGCCGATTCAAGTCGCGTTCCGTAGACCATCGGCCTCGTTCCGTCGGTTATGCCGGCGTCTTTTGCTTCCTGGAGTTCATCTTCAGCCCATCCCGGACAATCCAGTTTCACGCGGTATTCGTAAACGCATTCGTCCAACTGTTTACCAAGTGCTTTTCTTTCTTCGGGTGATGCCTTTTTCAGCATCTCCAAAAGTCCTTTGATATCCATATCATCATCCTCCCATCGGGGTCTGCCGAATCCTAAAAGCCTGTAATAGTTGAGGCGGTACTTTTTCCTAAAGACACCGCCCCCGTTACTCTCCACATGTCCGTCCTGTGAGTTCGTATTACCCTCAACTGTATGGACATAGGTGTCATCCACATCCACGACAATACCTGTATGAGCGGGGTCGATTCCGTTTGCTTTGGCGAAAAAGACTTGGTCACCCTTTTCGGGATAGTCAAACCATCTGCCCATCGCTTTGTATTGGTCAATCGCACAATCGACAAGCGAGTCATATATGCCGTGGTTTTTGAGACGGGCTGCCTCCGCCTCGCCGAAAGTCCTTATGAACATGTCATCGACCCATGTTGCACACCAAGGCTGCCCTTGTACATAGACCGCAAACCAGTCCAACTGGTCAACCTCATACGCATATTTGGTGTAGTTGTCGTACCCCGCTCCGTCTAACTTGTACCAAATAACGGCGGGGTTTCTGACATACGCATCACGGGATTTTTCAAGGTAACCGACCTCACCGAGGGCGGTATCAACAAGTCTGTCTCTATCTGTCATTTATCTCACCCCGACCGCTATTGCCTTTTGTTGGTTCATGATTCAGGAGGCCAAATAGCGAGCCATTTGTAAGTTCTGTCGGCTCTAAAATAGTAATTAAGACCATGAAGATTTATCTGCGTGGGTGTAACCCAGTAACGAGGATACGCTTCGCTTGAGGCAAGGGCTAAAGATGATTTTTTAGAACAGTTTCTCGTAATATTGGAAGTGGACGAATTACTGCTGAGAACCAACTGGTTAATAGTTGCGTAGATTTTTGAAGTGTCTGCCCTTGAAATGCCGTCTGTGGAAATATTTGTATAATCAATAAATTGAAAGGCTAAAACTGTTTCATTTGGCGTTACCGAAGTGTTAGTGTTATCAAAAACTACACACAAAACGGGGAGTTTGGTGTGGCTGTTTGCAAAGGTAATAGTGTCGGCATCTGTGTCCGCTGAAGGTGTCCATGTTCCCGATTCGGAAACAAGACCGCCGCCACCACTGGCAACATTGACCAGTAGAGAATTAATAAGCGTAGTGTCCACTGTGCCGTTCTGCGTGACGGTATCGCTCGTCTGCGATACAAGAGCACCATTGGAAACGACCTTGCCCTCATCGCCAGCGGAGTAAGAATTCGGCACATTGACTACAACGGGAGAATAGGCTTTTCCCGTGGGCGCAGTTGTAGTGCCGTTTTCGGTTACGGACAGAGATTCAACGGTAATAGACGAACCGCCACCGCCGGATTTACTGCCGAGCATGAAAGAATACATATCCATCATGCCCATTCCCTCCAAGTCTCGTTATCTGCGTCAAACAGATATTTCTTGCAAGTGTCCATTTCAAGGAAGAGCCATCCGTTGCCGGCGTTTGTCGGCTTAGGGGTGTCCGTGGAAAGACCGACCAGTACCGCCGCAGCTGCATTTGTCGGTGTAAGGTCGGCGTTCAAGAGTGCGCCCGTCTGAATAATGTTAATCATGTTTAAGCCTCCTCATAAAGTTCCCACCCAAATACATCAGGCGGATATACATTGTAATCTGATACGCAGATGTAAAGAACGCCGTTGTAACTGACTATATCGCCAATACGATAAGCATCAAAAGCCCCGACAGGCTGAACCCATACTGGATAGCCGCCGTCTATGCCAATAGCCTTGTAAAGTGACGGCGTATTATCAGGTGTCCAATCGTCCTGTGAAGTGTGCGCCTGTAACACCTGGTACAGCTGCGGATCGCCAACCTCGTTTTCGCCGTAGGTGATATACTCGTTGATTTTATACGCCGTGTTCGGCTGCCACGGGTCGAATACAGTTGCGATGATCAGAGCCGAATCGGGGTCAAGTGTCTGCGAATAAAGCTGAACGGCTTTTCTGAACTGTTCAGCCATCTGAAGTTTGTTCATTCCGTCACCCCCAAAAGAACATCGAGTATTTCATCTGCTGTCGGTTCGGGTTCGGGCTGCGGTGGGGAAGGCGGAACAACGCCCGGCATCATGGAAGTAACAACGAAGTTCCCAAGCGATGTCGCAGCCACCGTGATATTTACAAAAGGGAATGTTTCGGGGATCTCCATATCATCGGGAATCAACGCCCATCCTTCGGGAATATCGATATTATCGTTTGTTGTGAAGTTGTCATGCGCTCCATTTTCAAGCGGCTCAATTTCAATTATTTTCATCACAACGCTCCTATTCCTACATAGTAATATGTTTCGCCCGACACATTGTATGTTTTGAGTGCCTTATCTGACGAAGCTGAAGTTGTGATTTTCCATGTCTTTTCATAGTTTGACAATGTAAATGTCTGATAAAATGTTCCAGTTGAAATACCCGCATTCGTCTGACCTTTTACCCAAATACACCCGTATTCGTTGCCGCCATAACTGCCACCGCCAAACTGTGCGTTTGCTCGCCACATAATTATTAGATAAGGCTTAAATGCAAAAGTAAGCGAAACACCGCCAGTTCCGCCCGTGCCTGTTCTGCTGCCATATTGAATCTTTGCATTATTGGTAAGACCTAGATTGCTCAACGCAGTAGTAAGTGCGCTTAAAGCACCCGAAGGAAGTGTCGGTGTTGTGCCTGTCAATGTACCTATTGCGCTTGCAACAGAATCGGGAAGAAAAGTCGCTTTGTTTAGCGGCGTTCCGTCAACTGTCGGCTCGTCAGCTCTTGCCCAATCGTAAGTGTTGGTCTGACCCGCAACAGGCGTTAGTGTAATACGCCCCGGATATGTTGAAACTCTGTCTTGCATTTAATACACCTCGCCGGAATAGAATTCGCCGGATTTGTAGCACTCTGCGGCTGATTTGATGTATGTTTCTTTCAGTTCAATCTCGTCAGCGATTGCATCATGCATCATCAAAAGCATTCGTTCAATATCATTTGCTCCCGAATAAGTCAGATAATTCATACTGGACGGGAGGACTATCTGAACAGGTAAGGCCGCACGGATAAGAGCAAGATTGTTGTAATACCGATTCATCTGCGTGACGCTCGGTATATCTGTCACCGCCCAATTCGTTTTTATCGTAAGGTTTGAATAATCCGTAGGATCATACGGAACATCGAAGTATGAATCCCACGCAACGCCCAGCGAAGTGGCATACGCTTGCAAAGTCAGCGGAGCTTGAACAAGTTCGTCTGCAATGTAATCGACAGCTTCTTCGACCCTGTTTAGGTCAGTGTAGTTGTATGCACCCAAAACATTCCCACCGGCTACATACAACGGCTCATTGTTGCTGTCATACAGCAGTTGCCCGTTTGCATCCATCAGCGGCGTTGTTCCGTATAGAAACTCGTTCTTTTCGTCTGCCGTCATGTTCTGCCAGCCTTTGTTCATAAGGTCTGTCAGACGCTGAACATCGTATGCGGTTCTGTAAGTGATAAGTGAATCAAGTATGCTCATATCACGCCTCATTCGACAGCGTAGTTCGTGCCGTTATCGAACACTTGCGTTAAATCGTTTTGTTCGACCCACGAACCGCTTGTTTTTTTATAAACATGTGTCGATTCGACCCAAATTCCGTTTTGTTTAATAAACAATTTATTTGAGGCGGCAGTATATGTGACTTCAATTTCTGCGCCGTAAACATATACATAAGGATAATTTGAACTTGTAGTTGAATTGTTACGCAACGGAACTTCAATAGAAAAGTTTGCACCATAGCCGACTAACTGCGCCCAAGTTCGAGAACCTGTTGGAAGTGTAATTATGTTCGGTGTCGTGCTAATATCTGTCTGCGCTGTCGTGCTTGATATGACGCTGCTGCTGCTGGGAGTGCTTGCAAGACGAAGTCGATATGATCCGCCCACATCTTGATACTCATTTTTTGAACACTTTATTTTGACAACAAACTTTGTCACATTAGCATCGCTGGGGACATCATCAAAATTGAAGCCATGTATAAACGCATAATATGTTGTATTACTAGAACGACCACCTCGTCCTCGCAAAGACGCATAATTCGTTGTGTTGTCTGTATTCGTGTACATATTGCTAGGGTCTGAAACAACAACATATGAACTACTGCTGCGTGTATAAGCACTGGGAACAAGTCGTATCGTTGCCATAATTTACCTCAACTCGTCTGAATGTAGACATCGCCATTTGATCCTAATGAGGACGATGGCGCAGTGCTGCCCGTGCGAATAGTGGAAAAACTGATTAATTCATCAGCGGTCACAGTGACCGCCGTTCCTGTCTTCGTGCCTCCGCTGATATATCCGGCACTATTGGTAACAGACGGCGTGACGGAAATGGCGTGATTGCTCACCGCTCCCTTTGTCGCTGTCGGCGTACCCTCTGTGCCACTTGAAACCGCTTTAGAAGCACTGTTTTCATAGTAACCAGCCGGAACGGACACCGTTGCACCCAAAGCCTCCAGATCGCTGGATGATTTTCTCGCAACACCTGAACCGACATAAGACGAGCTGATGGCAGCCACCGTGACTTTTGAAAGTCCGTCATAGCCGTCATCAGCTTCGACATCCTGTGCCGATTCCGTTGGCGTTGCGCTTTTAGTCTGCAATGTCGGTGTTGTAGTAATCAGCGCAATATTTGATGCCATTGTCGAAAAAGAATCTGTCGCCGCCGTTGTTACGCCTTTGTCAGTAATGGCGGCAGCGATCACGGTCTTCCCATCACTGACAGATGTAAAAGTTTCGTTTATTGCCGAAACTAGGTCGGTCTTTGTCGAAGTCGCAAGATTATCGAGGTCGCCCGTTGTTTCAGGCTGAACCGCAGTATCAGCTTTTCCGAGCAGAGTGTCAATCTCTGCTGCCGTGTAACTTAAATTTGCCATATCATTTACCTCGCATAAAATACTATCGCACAGCCCGAACCACCGTTGCCTCCTTTTTCGCCAGCCGTAGGAGGCGTTTTGATGTACCATCCTGAATATATACCGCCATCAGGAGCTGGCTGCCCGAACAAATCTTCATCGTAACCGAAGACCGCACCGTTGCCACCATCTCCGCCGTTACCGCCGTTTCCTCGTTTGGCCGTGCCGTTTGCGCCCTGTTTCGGGTCTTTCTGATTGTCTTTACCTTTGCTTCCGGGAACGGCGAATACTCTGTTGGTAAGTAGGTCTACATATCCCGTAGGCATATAATTGCCGTTTGCGGATGAGAATGTAGTGGACAAAGTGGCCGTTGTAGGTTCTCCGGCAGTACCGAGCGAACCGGGAATGGGAGGCGGATCAGATGTCATACCGCCCGAAACTCGGCTGCCTTCGCCGCCTTCGCCGCCCTGACCAATAACGAAGTCGATACTTTGACCGTCATTGATGGTCAATGGCGTTGAATATACCTTTCCGCCTTTACCTCCAGCACCGCCAGAGCCGTCAGTACCCATCAAGTTTTGCATTCCGCCTTCGCCGCCCTGACCGCCGTCACCGCCGCCGATAAGGACAAGCGTTATCTCCGTTACGCCAGCCGGCATCGTATAAGTGCCGCTTTGCGTAATGAGGATATAGTCGGTATATAACTGACCGCCATTTGCCTGTAAGAGTTTTAGCGGAACATTCGTCATTATGCCGTTGTCAAGCGTGAGCTGCTGCTCATAGATCCGTGCCGCCGTTGTGGTATTGGGATATACTTCAACGGTTTCCACATCGCCTATCTCTCTTGACATATCGCCACGGCATTTTACATCGAGAATGTTTCCGCCGTATTGCGTGAGAATGACCTGCGCCGCCGAAGTTGCTTTTGCCGTTGTAGTTATGAACGGGTTTTTGATGTTGACCGTTTTATCAGATATTTCTTCCGTGCCTGGAATTGAATACTGAACACCGGCGATATCAAATGTAAGGAACGCAATATCTGTATTAGATTGTGAGCCTGGTCTTGAATTCTGCGTTCTCAAATCGATAACGCTTTGCGCCGTGTTGTCCAGCGATTTAATGTGTAAGTAACCAGTTGTCGGGTCTGACACGGCGTATTTGTTCGCCGCCTGACAAACAAACCTTAAAAGGTCACCGCAAGTTATGTCCGTCAAGTCAGAAGCCTGACAGGTGAGGGAAGTAGAGCCACCCGAATCAATCGTATAATGTCCTGTGAACGATGATCCGAGCTGATTGACAATCGATTTTATCCAGTTCGTCAGCGTTGTCGGCAAAGTTGACGGAGCTTCGTATTTCCTTTCAGACAGAAGCCCGATTATATCAATCAAATCCCATCTGATAGTCAGCCCGTCATTCTGAATTGACCATCCCTCGTTTTTCTGATAGAAAACGCCCAAGGGAACATATTCAAATGAATCGGCTATTTCGACACCATACCAAAGCGGAACAGGCTGTCTAGCCACAACGGACAGGAACAATCCGTCTTTATTGGACGGGTCGAATCGTTTCGTTGTATTGTCCAGCTCCAATGTTGCGGAAGCGTAAGGACAGGTCAGGTTTGAAAAATCGGCTTTCTGAATTACATCCATGCGGAATATCGTATCGCCGCCCCATGTTTCGATCAGACCGGGATGAAGCTCAACGAATCTGTATCTCCTATACGGCAAACTCCATTCGTTGACGATTATTTCGATTTCCGTGGGCTGAATTGCTGTAAAACCTGTAAATTCATGTATGACCGAACAATCTTCCGTTGTTGAATAAATGAGCGAACCAGAAGCGTAAATGTTTAAAGTCACATTCACGGGATATCCGTCACACACAAGACCCGTAGAAGCCATCGTAACCATCTGAAGCGTATCAACGCCCGATATGTTGACGATAAGCGTTTCTGCTCCTGTTGCATCAGCACCGCATAATGTGTCACCTATAACGCCCTGTTCGCCCGTCCTCGTCAACGGAGAGTTCGGCATGATGTTCTGTGAGCCGTCAAGAAGCCATCTGTTCTGTTCTAGCGTTGCGTAGATAAGACCCGAATAAGTGGTATCCCTATCCGTCAGCTGCGCCGGGAACGAATAAGAAGCATCGTAATCGCCACCCGTGGAAGTGACTTGTAAATCGGGATCGGTAAGGTCGATAACGGCCTTGGGAACGATTCGTCTTGACGGTGCGTTTATCGCTGTTTTATATTCGGCAGAAGTGGTAATCAAACTGTCTCCACTCCCTCCAGTTCAAATGATACATTGTGCCAGTAGGATTGTGCGTTTTCATTGAAGCCTTTTGAAAATGCGAAGACGGGGGAAGGAAACTTCACGCATCTGAACAGACCTGTTGACATCGTGTTGTCTTCTAGTAAGAAAGACACATTCAGCTCGTCACCGCTTCGGAGATCCTGAAGACAAGTCTGCATCAGTGACGGCGTAAAGTAATCGTAAGAATAGCTTATGTGGTAGACCTGACCACGCTTCTCAAACACAAGGTTTCCGCCCGCCATCCTCAATGTCTGTCCTAAATCTTCAATCCATACCTGATATTTATCGCCCGATGTTTCGGGGTAAGGCGTACTATTTATGATTAACTGTGTCATGACCTCACCCCTTAAAAGTCGTTCAGTATGATCGGGTTCTGCGCCTGGATCAGTCTGAAGTCCGCAAGGGTCGCACGGTAGAACTCACGCCCGTTGACGTTAAGAATGAGGTTTAGATTGCCGTTGCCGTTTCCGCCAAGGAAAGACCCTATTGCATTAACTGAATCCGCCATCGCCGACCTAACCCCGTTCAGCACACTTGAACCCGTCATAGATGCCTGTACTCCCATATTTGCTGTTGAGCCGGGAACGAGGGATGCCATCGAGTTATTTATATCTCTTGACACCGCACCGAACTCTCTGTCCCAACCAACGCCCAATCCGGCTGCCATCTGCTCACCGATAGTCGAGAATACAGTGGACGGGGAGTGGATGCCGAGGAAATCCTTTACTCTGTCAAGCACATTGCCGAACCATTCTTTGATTTTGTTCCACGCCCAAGTGAACGAATTGGAGATGCCCTCGATGATGCCCTCGACGATATTGCGGCCTATCTCTATTACCTGGCCCATAGAGTCCAGCACACCTTGGGCAAGTGTCTTTATCAGATCCCAGGACGCCTGTAGGAGCTTCGGTGCGTTCTCGATAATAGCCTTGACCAGGCTCATAACAATTTCAGGAGCCTTTTCAATCAGCGCCGGCAGGGCGTTGATAAGGCCGTTGGCCAGAGCCATTATTATCGCTATGGCCGAGTCGACCAGGAGGCCCACGTTGTCAATAAGCGTGTCCACAATCGTCAGGACCGCATCCACAGCGACCGGGATGAGCTCCGGCAGGGCGGAAGCAATGCTCTCATACAGAGTAGTCAGCATGAGTATGCCGGTCTTGACTATATCCGGCAGCTGCTTGATAAGGGCTTCCGTCAGAGTCAGCACTATCTGGGTGCCCAACTCCAGTATCTGTGGCAGGGTCTCCGTTATCTTCGACGTAAGGTCGGCCAGGATCTCGCCTATGGCGTCGCCCATAGCGCCGAAGCCGTCTTCAAAGGATCCTGTCAGCTTCTGGACGTAGCCTGTGACGGTGTTTATAGCATCTGTAATAGGTCCGGCAAAGCCGACGGAGAACAGATGCCCTGCGCCCTGAGCCGATGCCTTCAGGCCGTCTACGGCGTCCTGTACGGCGTTCAGCTTGTCAACGGATTGCTGGTCGAGGATAAGTCCTGCCGCTTCCGCTTCAGCGCCCAGCTTCTCCAGGGCGTCAGCTCCGCCGAGGATGAGCGGGTTGAGATCCTGGGCGGATTTGCCGAAGATCTGCATCGCCAGAGCGTCGCGCTCGGTTTCGTTCTCGACCTGGCCGAGAGCGGCAATAGTGTCCTTGAAAACCTCTTCGTTATCACGGAGAGCGCCGGTTGAGTCGGTAATATCAACACCCAGAGCTGCGAAAGCGTCAGCGGCGTCGCCGGTGCCCTTCCTGGCGTTGCTCATGTTCTTTGTGAGCTTGCTCATGGAGCCCGTCAGGGTGTCGAGGGAAACGTCTACACGGCCGGCAGCGTACTGATACTTCTGGAGATCCTCGGTCGATATGCCGGTCTGCTTCGACAGGGTGTTGAGGTCGTCGGCCCATTGCCCGGAATCAAGCGTCATCTTCGCCAGAGCCGTGACGGCAGCTGCCGCCGCTGTAGCGATAGCGGTAAAGCCCGTCGCTATGCCTTTAAGGACAGCCTGGCGCTTTTCGCTGAGGAGCTCGTTGTTTCTCTCGATCTCGGCATTAGTCTGATTAAGAGCCGCCTGAGTCTTATTGACCTCTTGCTGCCACCGCTGAACCTCCTGAGAATCTGCCGCGTAGTTCTTTTTGGCGTATTCAAGCATCTGATTCTGAATCTTCAGCTTTTCAGACAGCTCAGTTGTCTGCTTCTCTAGGTTTTTATTCTGGGCAACAAGTGATTTGCTTGATTTTTCGTTATTAGCAAACTCGGCAGTGACGCTTTTCATCTCCGTGCCGAGCGTCTTTAGCGAGGTGTTTATTTCATTGATTTGTTTCCTGAATTGGCTCTCGCCGTCGATGCCAATTTTGGGCCCTATGTTGGTGGCCATTCCATCACCTCAACTGGCGCATTTGTTCAAATAAGTCGCCTTTTAATACTCGCTTCTGTTTTGCGCCGTGGAAGATCTGATAGCAAGCTATCTGGTCGAACACAGCGCCTAGCGGTAAATGGGACACCTCGTCGCGGGAAAGCCCGGCGAGATGTCCCATAAAGTATAGCCACGCCGACGAGTTATCAGCGTGGCCCCTCAGTTTTTTTCGGCAACCTCGACTTCTCGTTCATTTCCGCTGGACATGGCGGAGAAAATCGCGGAGACCGCGCTCGGATCTGACAGGTCGATAAGGTCAGCTGGTCTGCACGGCAGGGGAGCCGGGCAATCTATGTGAGCGACCTCGCAGTATTTCCGGCCGGCTTCCATAAGGGCGTCAAGAATAGTGTTGATAGCCTTGATGGAATTGGAAGAAAGCGCTTTCTGCATCTTTTCCAGGCTGCCGAATTCATCGGTCAGCTTTTCGGTAGCTGACAAGCTGAAACACAAGGGATATTTATTCCCAAGCAGCTCTATATAAGATATCCTCATGGTAATGCTCCTCTAATGCGTCAGGTAGTCGCAGCGCCGGCTCCCAGAACAGAAGTCACATACGCTTCGGCAGCCGCCTGAGTCGTGAACTCGCGGGTCTGGAACCACGGCGTGGATCCGTCGCCCATCTTGCCGACGACGGTGCCTTCTATCTCCGGAGTCTGCCATTCGATGGACTCGCCCATCGTCTGGGCGTCCATGGACGGCATACCGAAGGTGACGTTGGCGAATATCACGACTTCGTGATGGCCACGGTCGTCGTTGACCTGGTTCCACTTGATGAACGCAACACCGACGGGAACGCTCTGCTCGTCACCGCTGTAGTCAAAGCCGGTGCCGTTGTAACTAGTGCCGTCAACAACAACGGTGGACGTCTTCTTCGTAAGACCGTAAAGGTCGACAGCCGCATCCTGGGTGAGCCTGTCAAGAGTCAGGGTCAGGGTGCCGCCGGATCCGGAGGAAGAGTCGTTCTCCGCTATCGCGTTGTTTGCGTAAAGGGGATTGTTGTCAGGGTCGTTCTGCTCAAAGCTCGCAGAGATGGCTTTACCCATCTGCTGGACACCGCCGGTGTAGCCGGTGACGACACCGTCCGCGATTGTGGCTTTAGCATAATAGACACCATAGAGTCCTATACCAGCCATTTACATAGCCTCCTATTTCATGATCTGTTTGATTTTCTTATCCAGCGCGGCTTCGATAGAAGCCTCCGCCGCTTTTTGTACGCGATTGACAGCCGGCCTGATAAACGGCACTTTACTTCGATTGGAACGCCCGCTTTCCAGCACGGCCGCTTTTAATGCGTTTGGCGTACCGTTGCTGTCATAGCCGGCCCATTCTATCTTTGTGTTGATATACCCGTTATCATTTCGCATCGGTGCAAGCGCAAGGCTGTCTCTCAGGTCTCCGCTCTCCACCGGTGTATTCTCCTTGATAGCCTCCAGCACCATGCCGGCAGCGTCGTATATCGCGTACTTACAAATACCGACTGCATCCTTGCCCAGCTTTGCTATCTGGTCTTCATATTGCTCGAGGCCGGGGCATATAAACGTCGCCATGACTCACACCTCGAAAACCCACTCATAATGAATAAACCCGGTATCATCCTCAAACTGAATCGTGTTGAGATACCAGGCTATCTTTCCATTATCGAGCGCAGTCTCAATCGTCGTCTGAGGCGCTCCGCTGTCATCGCGGGTAAAGTAGTCAATCGTGCCCTGGATAACGTGCTCCGCGTGGATATCGTCACCGTAGAGGTCGTTAGCGCCGTCCTCGGCGTAAACGCCGTGGTCGGTCTTGCGTTCCTTGGCGTTCGAGGCCCACGCGTAATGGGCGAAGGGAAGACCCGTCGAATCAAGGGCTGTCTTAACCGGTTGTAGCGACATACTCTCCCTCCTCGCACGTCAGCTCTATCTTCAGGCCGTCGACATACGTCCTGACTACTCTGTAGATCTTATCGTTCCACTTGACCAGCCGCTCGCCGTCGTAATCGGCGTAGGCTGCCAAGGTAAACACCACATCCGGCTCCAGGCCCTGCTCCTTCGCACGGTAGAACTCGTTCATGCCTACGGAACGAACGGAGCAATAAACCATTCGTTCCGTATAAACGGCAGGGTCAAAGTAACCATGCTTTGAAGGGCTCTCCGCCAGCAGATAAATAACGTCAGCTCTGATCATAGCGTCACCATACCGTGTAGCCGGTGGCCATCTGCAGCTGCGCCTTCTGTTCGTCGTAAGACGCTTTCATGCGGTCTGCGGATCTGTAATCAGCATCAGCGTACCCGCCGAAGTGGACCATGACGTAAGTGATTATCGCCCGCTCGCAGAGAGCGTCGAGCGTACTCGGGAGCACAACGCCGGCGATGCCCAGGTCGAGCTTTGCAGCCTCCGTTAGGTCGTAAAGGTCGTTATCATAAGCATTGGTCGTGAGCTTCAATGCGAGCTTCACTTTGTCCAGTAAACTAGTTGTCGCCATCGTTCAATCTCCTCATATAGTCACGGTACAAGTCCGGCGTGAACAGGTGCTCGGCCGGGCAATGCGTGTCGAGCCACATTTCGTAACCGAGACACGCCGCCCTGATGCAGAACCAGCGGTCTTCTCCCCACAACACCTTGCGGATATTTGGGATAGGCGAGTAATCCACACCCGCACGGAAGACGTCGGTCTTTACCAAAGTCAAAGCACCCGTCATACCTACTTTGTATAAGCCGGGATTCATAAATTCTTTCAGCCGACCGTCGGCGTCAGCCTGGTCGTACATCCATCCGTTACACCACCAGCCGCCGACTTTGCTCTGCGTCCAGAAGACCTCGGACACTATGTCTTTGTCTGCACTCAGAAGAACGGGCAGCGTCCTCGGGTCCAGGATCAGGTCGGTGTCTATCGACCACCAGTAGTCGTAGCCGCCTTCCAAAGCCCGCTTTATGGTAGCGTTACGCAGCAGCGACATCTTATTCAGGTTCTCATGCGACCATATATGGTCATTGTGAGTCTTAATATAGACATCGCCTGTGTTGATGACTTCGTAGCTGCCCCTGATGGCGGGTATAACTTCGGCGCAGTCATTAACGACGTAATGACGGTCGACCGTTACACCTTCGGGTATCTCCAGCCTGTCCAGGGCGTCCTGGAAGGCGTTGAAGATGCCTATTTGCTGTTTCAGAGGCGCTGTGATCAATACTCGTTTCATCTGATCTCGTTCCTCGCCTCAATGGAATCTTCCGGATATATCGTTATGTGGCCTATATGGCCGACCTTGACAGCCGGCTCGGCGTATACATGATAGCCGAGCTTCTTGGCCCGGTCGCAGAAGGCCACATCCTCGCCCAGACACACCGTCGGCGTGAAACAGGTCTGATAACGGTCGTACACGTCCTTCAGGATCTTAACGTCCATCAGACAGACGGCCATGCCGCAGGCCTCCACCTCGAAGGTGTTGTTCGGGTATTCCTCATAGACCCAGCGCTTGACTTCCGGGTAATACGACTTGAATAAACATGACAGATACGGCTTTCTCCGTCCGTGAGCTATGCCCGTAACGAAGTTCATGCCGGAGAACTCGAGATCCTCCAGCAAGTCGTCTGTAAATACCATGTCTGAATCAAGCCAAAGCACCCGCGTGAAGCCGTTGTGGATGGCGTACTTGGCCAGCTTGTCGCGGGCCATATAAACCAGCGTTCCGGCTTCGATGCGGACCGCGAAGGAAATGCCGTCTTTGCGGAGCCTGTCGGTCAGGCTCATGAGGCACTTCACGAACTCGGTCTGCATAAAGTCCATGGCGGGGATCGCGATCAGAAGTTTCATTTTTTATCCTCAGTCTTTTTCTTGGACTGTACCTTTTCGGCAGAACCGACGGAAATGAGAAACTCGGCTTCTTCCGGGGACACGTCAACTGTGTCCCCGGCTTTTGCCCAAACCCTCGCGGTTCTAAGCATCTTGACTTTCATTACGCGCTCTTCGCAATGTTGCAGAAGCGGCCGGAAGCGGTAACAGCATGAGCAGCATACTGACGGCCTACGATCTTAACGAGGTCAGCCTCGGCCTCGGAGAGGTCGTCGTACTTGATAACGATGCCGTCGCCCTCAGGATAGTTGACCTGAGCGCCGGACAGGTCGCCGACGATAGCGTAGACAGCGTTGGTGGAAGCAGCGCTGTAAGCCGGGAGGCTGTTGTTGAAGAGCACCGGGAGGCCCATGAACGGATCCACAGCGAAGCTGGCACCGGCGTAAGCAGCCTGGAAGGCGGCATAGGTCAGCTTGTTCATGATGATGACAGGGTTGCGAGCCTCGTCGGAGAGGTTCGAGAACGCCTGGGCGATAAGGGTAACGCTCGGGTTCGCGGTGATCTTCGCAGCTGCCGGAGCGGTGCTGGTGGCGGAAGTGTCGAGGGACTTGATGTCGTTGACAACAAGGTCGGCCAGCTTCTTAACGATCTGATAGGTCAGCTCGTCATAGATGTAGCGGAGGAACGCCTCGCCGCCCATGGCAATAGCCTCATCGGAGACGTGGATCCACTTCTTGATGTTCTTCGGGATCATGGTCACGATGCCGAGAGCGAGGTCTTCCTCGGTCACAGCGGTCGTGCCCTCGGTGTGCTCGTAAGCGCCGTCAGCGGAGCGCTCGAAAGCGACCTTCAGGTTGCCGCGGATGTAGGTCTTGCGGCAGCGGTTCAGGATCTCTTCGTTCTCCCACGCGGTGCGGATGATGCCGTCAACGATAGCCGGTACGGGAACGGTGCCGGAGACGGTCTCGGTCAGAAGGGCGCGGCACTCTCTGTCGTCGCCGGTCTTGATATAGTCTGCGAAAGCGTCCATGTATTCCTTGGACTCTCTGACTTCCATATTGGTCATTACTTTTCTCTCCTCAATAATTTCTTTGATGGTCTCGCCCTCGCCGGCTGCGACAGCCATGCGGAGCTCGTTCTTCTGGGCTTCGATAGCCTTGCGGCTCTCAAGCTCTTCGTTGATACCGCGAACTTCAGCTTCGAGAGCGTCGAGATCTGCGTCTTCAGCTTCGAGCTCGGTGCGGATCTCAGCCTTGCGGGCTTCCATCTGCTCGATGGTCATTTCGTTGATTTCCATAACTACTCCTTACATACTCAGCAGAATCTCAATCTGCTTCTTCTGGCGCTCCCTTTTCTCCCGCTCAAGTCGCTCCGCTTTCTCCATCTCGATCACTCCGTCGAAATAGTCGCGGGTGGAAACGCTAAGTTCGGTTGTGGGATTAGCGGGGAAGGCGACAGGGCTGACGTCATAGACCTTCGCTATCCTCTCTATTACCCTTGTATGCTCTGCCTGATCATAGCGATCTTCGGCAACAGTAAAAGCAAAGGACATCTTGGGATAGTTGCCCGCCGCGATATCGGCAAACAGCTCCCGCGCCCTCTGCGTCTTACTCAGGTCGGTTCTCTGGCCAAGGCCGTGCTCGTCCGTCCACAGCTCGACCGTGCCGGCGGAGCTGCGAGCGTAGACAGGGCCCTCGTGGTCAACACGGAAAACGACGTCTGAAAGGTCTGCCCCTTCAAACGCCGTCGGCTCAATGCGCTCAAAATAATCCACATTGTCTATCGTCAGGAGCTTGTACGGCTCATAGGTGGAGGCGTAGCCCTCGACGAAATATCTCTGCTCCTCGCCCTCTTCTATCGGCAAAAGCCGGAGCTCCATGCTCCTGTATTCGCGTTCATTGCTCGGCATCTGTATCTTCATCTCCTGTCAGTTTTTCGTCCGCGCCGTAGTATTCGCCGCGAATTATGCGGACGTCTCCGTCTTCGACCGACGGAAGGTTCCATATCTCTCTTATCTCGTTTATGCTCATAATGCCCCGGTCGAGCATCTGGGAAGACACTCTCAACTTATCTATGTTGGTCATGTACTGGATCCGGTTCGACGTGGCCATTACATAGTTGCCCTGGCCCTGCTCGCGGAAGGTGAACAGCATCCGCGTCATGACTTCGCTGAACTGGATGGCGAAGGGCTCAACAGCTCCTTCGTAGAACGCGGACCAGACGTCGCCGATGGCCTTGTTGGTTAGAATATCCTCGTTGACGCCGAAGTAGTCGAAGACGTTCTGCTTGATGAGCGTCATCTGCTCGGAAGAGATGACGAACGGTTTGGCCTCTATCTGCTTGATGTTCTGATAGGTGTTCGGGAAGAGAAGCATACCGCCGCCTTCAGCGTCCCTGGAGAAGTTCTCCTCGGTGAAGCGCTTCCGCTCTTTAGCCAGGTCTTCAGCCTTGGCGAAGTTGGACAGCTGCGCCATAAAGCGGTAGGTGGCCGCCGACTTGACGCCCTCCTCTATACCTTCGTTCTGGATATGGATGAGATCCATCGTCGGCAGCAGAGCGTGATTCGATTCACCGAACAAGTCGTCGCGGTACTGGAACTTCGTCATGATCCCGCAGTTTTCGAGCTCGATAGCAGCCTTTTCGCCCCAGTTGAACTCATAACGCAGATAAGGCTTGCCGGCATACTGGACCACTTCGCACCTGTTCGGGAGCGGAGCGTATACGCCCGACGGCTCGCCGTACTGGTCGTACACCGGCACGATAAAGGCCGTGTTGTGGACGTCCAGAATTGTGGAAAGCCTGTAAAGGAACTGCGACCAGGTCTGTATCTGGTTCGGGCCCCTTTTCAGCTTCGTCTGAAGCGCCGGCTTGGCAGCGCCCTGGACCGTTACGTTGAGTTTGGATATGTGCGTCGCCCTGGCGTTTATCGCCGCCCTTACCAGCTCGCTCTCGTAAACATTGCCGCCCCAGCGGGTGAAGTGCGGCTCATAGCCGGTCAGCATCCTGAACGACCCCTGATATTCACCCTTAGGTTTGGGCGCTTTTGCAAAAAGGAAATCAAACAGCCCCATTCTCACACCTCGTTTTTAAGTTGCTCTCCGATCTCTGAATAGAACTGCTGCCGCACCGTGAACGCATCGAGCAGCGCAGCTGTGCCGTCTATGTGGAGAGACGGGTTAAGTTTTACCAGCCGGCCTCGTCCGCGTTCGTTGGACATCTTGATGGCCGAGTTTAATAAGTGCACTTTGAGTAAGTCGTTGTTGCCTATATGAACTATCCCGTCTTCCAGAAGCCCCTGTAGCTCCTGTATGACGGGATAAAGGTTCTCGCCCTGATAAACGTCCAGGCAATGGAAGCCGTACGCTGACAGGTCCTGAACGAGATACTGAGCCGAATAACGGTCGTAGCCTATCTTCAGCGGGAATATTTGATATTTCTCCACAAGGTCTACAAACCATTGATAACAGTCGTGGTAGTCGACGTAGTTGTCGCCGGACGGCTGAAGTAAACCGCGCTGAATGTAAGTGTTGTAGGGAAGGCCGTCGCGCTGCGTTGCCTCGTCGATGCGTTCAGCCGGCAGGAAGAACTTCGCGAACACATAGAGCTCGCCGTTCTTCTCGATGACCGCCGTGCAGGCCGTGAGGTCGCGTGTCTGCGACAGGTCGATGCCGCCGACGGCATAACTGTTACGGAAGTCCTCCGGATCCAGTGCTTCGCCGGAAGCGTCTTCAACCGTCTTTGCCGGAATCCAGGCAAGGGACGATGAGGATTTTAAGCAACAGTATTTGCAAAGAAACTCATTTTTCTTTGAAAGACTGCCTTCGGCTATGGCGATCTCTTCAAGCATATAGTCGACAGAGACCGATGTATTCAGGTTCGGGTTAGCTTTCCGGAGCTCGTTGATATCGTTCCATTTATCGATATCGTCAACCATGTAAAGTAGCGGCAATAACCGCTTTTCTTTAGAGTCGCCCAAAAGAAAACGAGTTGATCGTTTCATCAACTCGTCATATATGCTGTCATTAACATAGCCGGAAGTCGTACATGATATGAGCAGACCGTCTGGCCGGGCGCCCATACCTGATTTCATGACTTCGTATTGCTTCAGGCCTTTGTCGCCTTCCCAGGCCGCCACCTCGTCGCAGATACATAAGCTCGGGTTAAAGCCGTCTGATGTTTTAGCGCTGAACGCTATCTTCTTCACCGAGCTGTTGGTGCCCGGTATAAACAAGTCGCTCTGCCGATGCCTGGCAAGCATGGAGTCGTCGTTTATCTTCAGCCGCTGCGCGTTCTTCTGGCTGGCAATCTCTTTGAGTTTCTTCCACTCGGGATCCAGCTGGACCATCTGCCAAACGCTGTTGTAGATGATGTCGGCCTGGTCGAATTTCGGCGCCAGGCAGTAGACCCTCGCGCCGAAGCCTCCTTCAGCCCGCCAGATGTAATTTGCGATGGCAGCCGCCAGTAAGCTCTTGCCGTTTTTACGGCCGACGACCAGAAGGACCTCGCGGAACTGGCGCTCCTGGCTCTCGTCGATGATACCGAAGATCGCGGAGATAAAAGCCTTCTGCCAGAGCTCCAATTTCAGCGGACCCGGAGCCAGACGGCCTTCAACGTGGAAACAATGGTTCTCTATCCAGTCGATTGCTTCCGTCGCCCGCTTCTGGTCGAAGAAAAACTCTTTTTTCTCGAGCCCGGTTATCAGATATTCGTAAACGAGCTCCACCCAGCGGCCGACCGCGATGGATCCATTTTTAATTTGCTGATAGTAAGTGAAGATGTAGTTATCTTCGGCTGATTTCGGCATATTCATGTTGTTTCCGGTCGTCTCGGTGAGACATTTGCGAGAATCGAGGGCACGGCGGGGCTAATTAGGGTGTCGGCGTTTTTGAAACAACGGGGGCTATCAAAACTTTTCCGTCCGGAGAAATTTTGTAACGCTTCTTCAAGCGCTGATGCTCGTCCGCATGACACACCCTGCAAAGCAATTCGAGATTGTTCCAGTTTAAAGTCACCGTCGGGTCGGTGATGTTGTTAGGTGTGAGATGAACCTTATGATGAACTATCTCACCCGGCACATACATCCCTTTGGCTAAGCACCGCTCACATAATCCGCCGACTGACTTCTTATATGCGTTCTTACACTTCTTCCATGCGACCGTCGTATAGAACTCATGGTTGAACGTGCTCACCAGATAACCTCGACCTTCTTCTCATGGCTGACCGAGTCTTTCAGGATAATACGCTGCGGCTGGCTGTGCGACGACGGCAGCAGCATCTTCTGCGCCGCATAACCGCCGTACGACATCCACGACACCATTGACATAACAACGTATTCCTTCTGGTATACCGTGCCGCGATTGACGTCGAACACCAGCTTGCTCGGCCGGCTGACCGTGCCTTTGTGCGTGTGACCCACCAGCAGAACGTCGAGCCCTTCGATGATATTGCCGAAGCGCTCATTGCGGTTGACGGTCGCTCCGGTGTAGATCCCGCCGCCGGCACCGTGCGTCACGGCGAACTTGTACGTCTCCCTGGCTCTTGACTTATCGTCCGGGAACTCGCCCAGCTGGACCGCCATGAACGCTATGTTAGGCCGGTAATAGTCCTCAAGGTCGAGACAGCAAGCGATGTCGTATAACGGCTCGTCGTCGGCGTCCTTGATGGATCTCCGCTCATGATTGCCCGGCACGACGCAGAGGATCCTGTCGCGTATCGGCTCAAGAGCCTTGACCATGTAGCGCTTCTGCTCACGCGGACGAACGGTCTCTTCGAAGATGTTCGACACCGATGAGCGTGTAGCGTTGTTCATCATGTCGCCGCCGATGATGATGTATACTTGCGGATTGTCCTGGATATACTTAAGTAGCTTGTTCCAGGCCTGTTCGTTATGCTCGACCGCGCCGTAATGCACATCAGATATCGGCAACACTTCGATGGATCCGTTGCCGAATCGGTGCATGATCGGCTGGAAGTCGCTTCGCACTAAGCCCCACCCCTTGCGTCAAGTGCGTTCACCCACAGAAAAAGCAGAGCCGGAACCCCGGCCCTGCTCGATACCATGATATTCTTATACCACACTTTTTGCGATAAAAAATACAGATATTGTTTATCTTTGCCGTCTATACGCGTCAACAAGCTCGATAAAGCCCCTGTCCCACTCATGAGCCGTCCTGGGCGAGACGTGGATGATCATCGCAGCTCCTTCGACTGTGTGCGAATTGCGCCAGTAACAGATCTCAATCAGTTTGTATCGAAGGTCGGCGTTCCTGTAACGCTTGATGGTATCGAGAGCCAGGCGGACTGCGTCGAGGTCCCGCTGGTCATGCGGAGACAGTTCGCGTATAGCCAGCAGCTCCGTCGTCCTGGATGCCTCGCTGCCTCCCGGCATACCCGTGTAAGCCGGCGTGGTCTTGGCGGCGTGAAGGTCAGCCTCGGCCCTCAGGAGTTCCGGATATCGTCTGATAGCCGACCTGGCTCTTGCACGCCACCTGTAATTCTCGCTCATAGGATATCACCCCTCACAAACATCTTCCGGGCGAGGTCTTCGGGTATCTTCATGTCCAGCGCCTTGTGGAACATCTTCCGCCTGGTTTTGATATCCTTCGACTCGTAACAGTTGACGCACTTCTTCTGGTCGCAGTTAAGGCACAGCCTGGCACGAGCTCGTTCGAGAGCCAGCACCAATTCGTTAGGCGGTTTGCCCGGCGACAGCCTTCCCGGTCGCTCCGCTTTGATCGTGTAGATCTTCAGCATATCCGCCACGCTCCCGAGCAATAGTCGCCCATCTTTGTCGATATACGATGCAGTTTGCATTTGCCGGTATTGTCCCACCAGCGGCAATCGCCGCAGAAGGTAACGCCCTCTTCGTAACGCCTGTTCCATACCTCGACGGCCTTGTCGGCTTTCCGCTCGTCACGGCCAGTAGCGCCGCAGCCGAGGCAATTTACTGACCAGTTACCGATACCGTTCAGCGCGAGCTCCAGCTCGTCAGATCCGCAGAACGGGCACGGTTTCAGTTTTACGCTCAGCGCCTCAAGCAGCTCGTCGTATCTTGCACACGTCGTCACATTTTCATGACATTCCTTTTCATGAA